AAGTAGCCAAACATTTTATTGTCTTTCTCTGTTGGCGTTACGTTAGCGATAACCTTAAAGAATGCCATTGCTCCGATCAGCAACTCTGCCCAGTTTGATTTTAAAATCTCAATCATAATAAGTATTTAATTCGATGAATACAAAAGGTAAATATAAACAATGCTGGTAGCCGTTCTCAAACTTTGATGTCCAGATACCAACTAAAATACCGGTATAAGTACCTAAACTTAACTCCCAACCAGTCATATTAATAAGTCCAAATTACACAATCAGTAAGTTCCTCATCTACGTCAGCGTGTACAAAATTAGATGCTATTCCTATCCTTGTAAATCCAGCATCCATTAACCCTTGTACGATCTTAAATCTATGGTAACTATTCTCGCAATGTATATCTACTGCGTTACCTCGTAGATGAGAGGAGTTTTTACTACCCCCTACTTTCTCGTTTGTCAACTTATCTCTGTATGATGATGTTATAAAAAATGGTACATCTGCAATACCTCTCGCTAAATCCAAACGCTTTAAAAGTTCTGGATTCATCAAGTCAATGCAGACCTCTCCGTTACATTTAAACTCGTAAGGCTGAAAGTATTTCATTTTACCAATCTTCTTATGTTATAAATCAATGCAGTTACTAATACTAAGGTAGTCAATACTGCATCTATATCTGCAAAGGTAACACCCAACGCAGCTACATTGATACTATTTAGTTCTATCAAGTCGCTTTTCATCTTTCAATTTCTTTAAATATACCTTTAGCTTTTTTATATTATTTTGCTTTGGCTTATATCTCATAGTTTTATACCAGTATAATATGCGTTTGGTATTGGATTCATGTCAGCACCAGTATTGTTAGAATACTCTGGAAATAAGCTACTATTATGACAAAGGTATTCTACTATTCTTTGTCCGTAGAACTCTGCTGAATCTCTTTCTTTTTGTACTAAGTAATCCACATCTTGACGAGTAGCTGCCGTTCCGTTCTCGCTATTCTTTTGTGTGATGCTTCCGTTCTTTATTTGGAATGATATAAAAGGCAAAGCCTCTACAAGTGCGTAGTGAATTATAGCGTCTTGTATATAGTCATCAACTAATATCTTATAATTTCCAGTTAAACTCGCACCCTCTACTCCAGCAATATCGTCTTGTAATTTATCGTATAGCTTAGTACCTAAAATTATTTGTAGGTGCTTGTCTTGTGCTATCTTTAAAAAAGGTAACAAGAAAGCCGTATCAACATTGTAGTTGATTGCCGTTGAACTCTTTAATTTATCTTCGTTTACAAATAATACTGCCATTTTATTTCTTATTTACAAATCCTTTATTCGGCATGTCCTTTGGCTTAATAGCTACGTTTCTTGGATTACGAACTCTATAACCTTGTCGGTCTGCCTCATTTGTTGAAACGGTTGGTGCTAAAGGACTTTTGGTGTCAATCTTAGTTAACGATCTAAACGTCTTTCTTCGCCATTTGTGATGACAACCCCCACCACCTTTGAACTCCCAAATAGAGTAAGTGTCTGCACCATTTAAACCCCAACCAGCATTTACGGATTTATCTCCCATAGCTATGATGTCCTCTTTACGGTATAGCTTATCAGCTGCTACCATTTTACGACAGAACTCTCTGGAGTTCTTGCTTACTTTCTTAGGGTAGTATTCGTACCTTACTTTGTACATATAACCACCAATAGTAGCATCTTGCTCACTCTTAGAGTTAGGTCTTGCTACTCCAGTAGATGCGAATTTATACGCCTCTAATTCTTCATGTGTTTCAGCATCTACATCTTCGATAACTTCCCACTCGTCAAGATTTAATTCTTCGCCTAAATCAATCAGAGCATTTGCGACTATGATGTCGTTCTTCTCATCCTCTTTAGAGTAGTTTTGACAAGAGCATTTTCCACCACTACATTTCTTCTTTTTGCACTTCTTAAAATCTTCCTCTACTGCTTCTATTTCTTTAACCTTGCGTGATGCCCAGCTAAATCCAGCATCGCCACCCCAAAGTAGCCAAGCTATCTTTCCAGCACTTGGATAACCCTCATCGCCTCTATTGTAGCCTTGCCCACCTTTGGTAGCCTTTTCGTGTCGGCTAAAGAATGAGTACATTCTCTTGATAGTTTCAATGCTTAGATTCTTGCCGTTAGATATATCTCTTGCTCTTGCAACTCCGACTTCTAAACCACCTCTGCCGTATTCCTTACGCAGTTTAAGACCAAGTTCTGCCTCTTGCATCATTTCATTAGTAGGAGTAGTATCTATGTCGTCAAGAGTTTTAAATGTATTTGACTTTTTCTTTTTAGCATTCTCCTTAGACAAAGCAATCTTAGAAAGCAACTGCTCTGTACCACCACTAAAGAAACCTCTCGCTACTTCTTCTGGTAATTGTAAGAACTGTACAAGGAATACAATAGCTTGTGCCTCGTTAAGAATACCCTCTTTTACTTTAGCCACAATATCAATCGCAGAACTAATCTGTGCACCGTTATATGATGCATCTACTTTTTCTATATCTTCTTCTACAACTTCTGTATCTGGCTCAATACCTACTACATCTTCTTGATCTACTCCAGTTTCTTTTTCAATCTCGTCTGCATCTAATCCGTCTGTATCTACAAACTCAATCGGTTGTAGCGTCTTAAAGTATGTATCTAATACAATACCATTAACTGCCAACACCTCATTGATAGCATCCAATATCATATTTTGATATGGTCGTATAACTGTGTTATCCCATAGTTGAGATGCAGTCTTTATCTCTTCGGCATTGTTACCTAAGCCAGTATTATCTTTAATACCGAATAATATAGGACTTGTAACTTTATGACCGATGAGTATCTTACGAGTAGCTTCCTCGCTTAAAAACTTATATTGTTCACTTGCTTCTGATATTGGTAGGCTCTCAATAGTTGTAGCGTTAGTAGTATCATCGTTAAATGATATGAGCCACTTCTTACCTTTTGCACCCTCTAACTTTTGCGTTACCTTTCTCTCGATATGATTCTGCTCATCTTCGGTAGGTTGCCCATTGTTAAAGTTAATCATCATCGTAGGTGCAAAACCATTCTGTATATTAGTCAAGTGATACGTTCCGATTTCCTCGTCTATCTCTGCCCATTGTAAAGCACCAGCGTAATCTACTGGACTAAAGTAAAAGTAGCCAGAAGCATAAGGTTTGATAACCATTATTTGAGTTTCCTCTCCCTTTGCACCAGTAAAAGCCTCTATTCTTCTTGGTGCATATCTTTCTTTTCGATATTGCGACCAGTCATCAGAGTAGTAATAAGCCTTAATTTCGCCCTCTATCGCTTTCTCTGGTCTAAGGTTTTGCATTGGTATATGCTTTGCCTTTAAAATCTGCGTTCTACCCTTGTTCCAAACTATGTTAAAAGCACCTTGACCTAACAACTTCAAATCATGTGCTACTTTTTTAAGGTCATCTGCCCTAAAAATAGTCATCATTTTAGCGTGGTCTAACGGCTTTTTATTGCTATCTGTACAAGATAATCCCTCTCCGTAGATTTGGTCGCTTACAGATGAGATAATTGCGTTATTTACGGCACTACCGTTATACCTATCAATAAGGTACTCAAAGTAATTGTCGTCATCTCCATAAGAAACCCAATCTCTTGTGTTAGATTCCTTTGCTTTTGGAGATTTCTCTGCTGCTAAATTTACTATTCTTAAACTCATATTTTCAGATATACGGAATTAGTCGGGTTTGCCTCTGCTTGTTTAACGTAAGTAACTTGGCTCTCGCCACCAACCCAAAACTTTCCAGTTTCTCTCTTTGCTACAATAGACGAATCTGTGATGTCTATGTTTGACGAACTTGTTTGCTCGTATATTTCGTACTTAAAAAACGATGTTTCTTGATATACTACTCTGTCCTCTGCTTCGTTATCCTCTGCGTAAAACGTAAAACTAAATTTAGTGTTTCTATCGTTAGCATAGTCTTTTGTTAATACAACTGATCTGCTTACGTTAGTCTGGAGATTCGTAACATTCAGCAGAAAGTAGTTTGAACTACTCACTACGTCATAATCTAACTGAACATATAATTCAGCAGTGTAATCGGTATCGGATGTTACGCTAAAAATGTACATTATTCTCCAGTATTTTCTTGTACTAAACTAACTGCTTCATTTGACGTAAGTAGTGTATTGTTTGGGTAAGCCAATCCCTCGCCTAATCCAAGCAAGTAAGACACCTCTCCATTTAACCAACTTGCAGAAAACTCTAATATGTAAAAGTTCTCTCCGTCTTTTTGAAATTCTAATACTCTACCATATTGACGTCTGTTATCCTCTCCCATTTCTGCGAATGTTGTCGGTAGG